GAATTAAATCTTGTTCTGTTCCAATAGATATTTGTTGACCACCGATTTCCTCTTCTGAGGGCGGTAATTTAGCTGCATCAAAGATTCGTAATCTGGAATGTCCCAGTTACGAAATCTGTCTAATAGATTATGGATGCGGCAAATTTAACAGAAAAATACATATTATGGAGCAATATCCTTGATCTTCGTTCACGGGGAATCAACATTGCGCGGACAGCCCGTCGTCTTGGTGTGTCCCGTAATACGGTACGACATCTTCAATCCCTAAGCTTGGAGGAAGTCCTCCAGCACAAAGAACGGCATTACAAACTCCATGCCTACGAGCAGGCCGTCGCATCCCTCCTTACCAGTTTTCCCTCCATTTCCAGCAGCCGCATTGGCGACTACTTGCGGGAACATTATCCGGACTTTCCGCACGTCTGCGAGAAGACCGTCCACAATTATGTCCAGTTCGTCCGGAAGAAGCACCATATTCCTCCGGCCAGATAATCACCGGTCCCATTCTCCCAAGGAGTGGGAGCCCGGTCCGTCATATACATAATTCTTAACAGTAAACATTATACATTATCATATATGAATACCCAAAGCTTTACAAACGGAACAAGCCGCCGCCTGTCACGGGCTGTACGGCGCCAGGAATGCGGAACACATCCTTGCTATGAGCTCAGCACTTCCCAATTTTCTGACATGAAAGTCAGAAGACTCACCCGCCAATACGGTTTTTCCGGTTACAGCATTTACCGGTATCTCGTAAACGAGACACTCCACAACGGGAGCTACCTCCTGCTGTGGTGCGAGGAAACGGCGCAGGCGGTGGCCTCTTACTGGAATGCCTCTTTGGAAGATGTCACAAGAATTGTCAACGGCTGCATACAAGTCGGACTTTTCAACGGTGAGCTATACGAAAAACACCGCATCCTGACTTCCGCTGACATACAGCGGAACTATATGGATCATGTCAGATCCTGCGGTCTGCTCTCCCGATATCCCGACATTCCCAAGGAGTTCGAGCTTTCGGCCAGCTGATGTATTATCCACTTTAAATATAAAGCTTATGCCAAAAACAGCTAAAAAGGGTTTCACCTATTTCAGGTTCGAAACCGATCATTTCTATGATCCGAAAGTAAAGAGACTAAAAAATAAATTTGGAATGGAAGGCTGGGGTGTGTTCCATTTCATTGTAAACGAGATCTACCGTGTCGAGGGATGCTATATGGTTATGGATGCCGACGGTCTGTTCGACATCTCGGACTATTCCCGTATGGATGAGAAAAAGGTTTCGGACATCATCGACTACTGCGCCGAACTGGGCCTTTTCAACAAAGAACTGTGGCAGGACAAACAGATTCTGACCAGTGAGGAGATACAGGAACTGTATGTAGGCATCTGCAAGGCCATCCACCGCAAGCCCGGCATTCCGGAAAGCATCCTTCTGCTGGAAACGGAACCGTCACCGGAGTCCGCCACCATACCGCATGCCACTTGTGAACAGCAGGACACCCCGGCACATGAATGCGGATCTCCGGCTTCCCTTCCGGAGGATGGGAAGGAAATCCGGCAGGCCGTGACTCGCATACGCACATTGTTCGCCGCTGAAAAGGAACTTCGCGAAGAAGCGGACAAAACTCGCGAAAATAAACCGTATAAAATAAAAGAAAATAAAATATCCTCCCCAACCCCTCCGGCACAAGCCTCCGGTGAAGGGGAGAAGGATGAGGACAGGGATTCTCTTTCGGGAAAGCTCAAGTATCTGGGAGTGGACGAGTATTATACCGGCTGGATATACCGGCTTTCGGCCTGTTATCCCGAATTCCCGGTCGGAAAGGCGATCGAGGATATCCTGCAGAGTGATTTCCACCTGACCAAGGGGAACTACCTGTATCCTCTCGTTGAAAACTATATCGCCAAATACAACGCCGAGTACGGAGAGGCCGACCGGCAGAGGAGGCAGGAGGAAACCATGCGCAACCGCCGCAAGACGCTCGAGCTTCTGGGGATCGCGGTGAGGGACCAGCAGGAGATCCTGCAGCTCGCCTCCGTGGCGCCCATGGTGCTGGACACCGCCCTGAAGGAAACCTGGGGGAACAAGAGGATCAAGAGCCCCACCAGGTTTATCCTGAGCCGTATGAGGCAGGCAGTTTCCGCATAGGAGCCGGAAACGCCGTGTTGACAATATGATGGAATTACCCTGAAAAGCTGTCCGCGAGGATGGCGGGAATAAATTTATAAATTTAAAGAACTCATCCTGCCCATCCGTGAGGACCGGCAGGAATCAAACGGAAAATACCATTAAAGCGACATAACCATGACATCACAGGAAGCCAATTCAATCCCGTTGGGAGACATCCTCTCCCATTACGGTTACGAGCCGTCCAGACGGTACGGCGGCTATGACATGTACCGTTCCCCCTTCCGTTCCGATACTTCCCCGAGCTTCAAGGTTTTCAGGGAGGAGAACCGCTGGTATGATTTTGGGGACGGTACGTATGGCAGGGCGGTGGATCTGGTCATGCGTGTGGAAAACTGCTCCTTTCCGCAGGCCATGAAGGAACTCGGAAGGATGAGGACCTCCCCGCAGCTTTCCATGCCTTCGATACGGAAACCGGAAACGGTGTCAGGAAGGCTTCCGGCAGCTGCCCCAATGACCGTCCTGAAGGTCATTCCCGTTCAGAACAGGCATCTGCTTGACTACGCCGCCTCACGTGGCATTGACGGGGAGATTGTCCGTAAATACTGTGTGGAGGTCCACTACTGTTTCGAGAGGAATCCGCGTGAGAAATACGCGCTCGGATTCGCCAACGACCAACGGGGTTTCGAATTGCGGAACAGCATGTTCAAGGGGTGCGCCTACGCCAAGGATATTACCTGCATCAGTGAAGGCAACAGGTCCTGCGCCGTTTTCGAGGGCTTTTTTGACCTTCTCAGTTTCAAGCAGTACGCAAGGGAGCATCCGGAGATGCCCGCACTTGGAAAGCTGGACGTGTGCGTATTGAACTCCACGGCCATTGTGGACCGTTCAAAGGATTTCCTTTCAAAGTATGAGAAGGTGCACGCCTTTCTCGACAACGACGCCCCGGGACGCGGGGCACTGGGAAAGATACGGAGCTTCCTTCCTGAAGACGTGATACTGGTGAACGAGTCGGAACGCCTGTATCCCGGGTGCAATGATTTTAATGAATTCCTGCAGAAGGCCGGATGTCCGGCAGCGGGACATGAAATATGAAGAGCAAAAAAAACAGAACGATGAAAACATTTGAGGAAATATACCGGGATGCGGCAGTCCGGAACGGCTGCAATGCCGGGAGAACGTTTGCGAGGGTCATGTTCGAGGAGGGCATGAGCCAGAACCTTGAGCGTTGCATGGACAGGGCCGCCGGTTCCCATACAGACCTCATGGCCTTTGCCGGATGGTTCGGAAAGCGTCTGGCCAGGGAATCTGTCAGGTGCAATGCCGCCCGCGTGAACTTCTCCCAAGACATAACTATAGAAGGCAGGAAATACGCCACCCGGTTCGGTACGGTCACTTTCTGCACGGAGGAAAAGAAAAGCCTTGAGGAACGTGCGGAAGAGATTGCCGGAAGACTGCTGTCATCCGGCCTGTCAGATGACCTGAAAACGTTGTTGAAAGAAGCCGTACTGACCGGCTACGATTTACAGAAGGATGATTTTGATGAGGATTAAACGATCAGGCATGAAACAGAACAATGACATACCGGATAAAATCATGGAACGTATCCGCAAGCTGATGCGTCTGAAGGAATCCACCAATTCCGAAGGCGAGGCACGTGCGGCGGCCGCAGCCGCAAGCCGGCTTCTGAAGGAATACAACCTGTCCCTGTTCGACATAAGTGGAAGAGCTCAGGAAACAGTCTTTGCAATCGGGAGGTCCGGAGCATTCAGCTACAAGGACGCTTTCGGCAGCTATTGGAAGCGCGACCTGCTGAACGTGCTGTGCCGGTACAACTACTGCCGGATACTTCTCTGCCGGGGCACAACCGACATGTTCATCGTCGGAACCGATGAGAATATTACTGCCGTCACCGTGCTGTACGATTATCTGCGCACGGCTTTCCGCCGGCTGGCAGAAGAGAGGCACAAGGAATACGTGTCCGTCAGACGCGGATATTACCGGACCGGGAAATACAGAAAGAAATACATACGCTCCTATCTCGAGGGCGTCACCCCCGGATTAAGGGAACAGTTTGAGGCAGGTCGCAGCCGGCCGGCAGAGGAGTCACGGGAAACCGCCCTAACATGCTGCCATGACGCGCTTATTGACAAGTACCTGGAAAAAATAGGAGCCGGCACTTCAAAGGCACATCCGAGAAAGACCGGAACCGACCGCTCCGCGTATTACTCAGGCATGGGTGACGGCAGGAACATCAGTCTGAACCGGCAGATAAAAGGAGGTGGTATATGACAGTATTGTGGATATCATTTGCGGCCCTGTATGCACTGGGCATGCTGTGGCTTGCGTATCAGATCAGGACCGCCCCCAGTGATCTGGATTTATGGGGCGAGGAAATAGAATAAACCGTTAAAATCATAATAGTATGTACTTTATACATTATATACAGACTTATGCGTCGGTCAACAGGAAAGGCAACGAGCTCCAGAGCCATATCCTGAAGTTCAAGGACTGCCTGCTCAAGGACCGGAACGCACTGGATGATCTGAAAGAGGAGATTCATTGCCGGATAGAAGAACTGGATGCCAGGTATCCGCGTACCCAACCCCTGCATTTCGATGCGGGAAACGATTCCGGAAGATGGTACATCCATGTGAAAGGAAAGCCGGACAATCTTGTATGCATCATCTCCATTGCAAAAGTGAGGAACCTGCTGGGAAAAGGCACAGTCTCCTTTCCCGGGAAAGACAAGGACGGAGAGAAAGGATGAGGAACACATACTGGTTTGCCGTGGACTATAACGGTACGGGACATCTTTTCACCTGTCCTCCCGAAAGGGACACGGGGATGTGGACCGGCGAGGAAGCCCTTTACATCCCCAAAGGACAGTTCGGAGAGATGTTTCCGCGAATCACCTGGCAGGACGCGCCGGTGGTGGTGACCCTGGAGGTGCTTCCCTGCGTGGAGACCCGGCGGCTGCGTCTTGTCAAGCGCTGCCTCCATCTTCTGCGGAGGCATACCGGCAGGAATCAGTCAAAGGATATGGAGGATTCACAATAACTCCCCCTGATGGTAGATGTATTAAGAAAGTTGAAGCTATAAATTGGATTTAATACAATAAGACCTATGGAAGCATTAACGGCATTACAATGGGCAAAAGAGGGTTATGTACCTAACGCTGATGCGGTAGGTGAAGAACGTTGGACTAATTGTTTTCACGGGCAGAAAGCAACATACTACAAAGACAACGAAGTTCACAAAGACTCTGAAACTGCAAAGGACATGCTTAGAGCTAAACGAAAAGAGCACAAAAAAGCATCAGATAAAAGGGACGAGAAGCGAAAAAAAAACATGGCTTATCGAGAGAACATGAAAACAGAATGGCAGTGGCTCCAAGAAGGTAGGATACCGAATCCGAATGCACGGTGGGAATATGGCGAGATTCTGAACAATACATTCAACGTGTGCAGTTACGGCAGCAAATATTGCTATTGTCATATTGATGAAACACATATACCCAAAGATAGTGAAGAGCTACAGAAAGCCATTTTTGATTTTCAACGGAAATAGCTGGATATGACTATAAACCGAGAAAAAAATGAATGGAATCCACCTGTGTGAAAGATGTAAATATTGCACGCATTCACCCAATTTATTTCAGCCATATTATTGGTGTTCGTGGTATGGGAAAGAAGTAAAAATACCGATTAACAGATGTGATAAAATAACTCTCAAAACTAAATAAAAATGAAAATAACCCATCCCAGACCAAGAGAGTCGCCCGATCATACAGGATCTTTGAGAATATTAATATAGTCCTAACAATTACCTGTCAAACAATGATAACATTGAATAAATTGGCGAAGAGATGCCTTGAAACAGCAATGCGCAAAGGTAAAATCAATAATTATACCTCCAGGCGTGCCTTTATCTTATTGATTTCTGTCAAATGGAGGGAATTGCTTGAAGCTTCGAAATATCACAGCAAGCATCTGCCCGGCTATTCAGAACAGGAGATTGCCGCTGCAGGTATCATCATTTCCACCATAACTTATCTAAGCCGTATCGGATGCGCAAATATCGAGCAACTGATCAAGGATACGATAGAGTTCAATGACAACAAGGATGAATAGGTGTTGTGACTGACTTGAGTGATGTTGATTTTAAGTGTAGTTGATAAATAGTGAGTTATGACAAAAAACATTTCTATAAAGCTGCTGGACTTCAACAAGGGCCAGCTCGCCGGGCTTCCGAAGAACCCACGTTTCTTCCGGGACTATCGCTTCGAAGCGATGAAAAAAAGTATTTCCGACTCTCCTGAGATGCTTGATCTCCGTGAACTTATCGTTTTTCCATCAGAAGGCAGATACATTGTCGTTTGTGGTAACCTGCGTTTACGTGCCTGTAAGGATTTGGGCTATAAAGAACTTCCCTGCAAGGTGCTGCCAGACGATACACCCGTAGCCAAGCTTCGTGAATACGCCACAAAAGATAATGTAAGTTTCGGTGAGAATGATATGGATATTATGGAAAACGAGTGGGATAAGGCTGAGTTACAGGACTGGGGTATTGAGTTCGCTCCAGAAAAGGAAAAGGATGAATTCAAGGATCGTTTCAACGCCATATCGGATGACAACGCCCTGTATCCTCTCATTCCCAAATATGATGAGAAACATGAACTATTCATCATTATTTCCGGTAATGAGGTGGACAGCAACTGGCTCCGTGAACGGTTGGATATGCAGCACATGAAATCCTACAAGACCGGCAAGATAAGCAAATCGAATGTCATTGATATAAAAGATGTACGCCATGCCTTGCAAAATAGTAATTCCAAGCCATAAAAGGCATGACAGAGTGTTCGCCAAAAAGCTGGTGAATGATCCCATTGTCTGTGTGGCCGAGAGCCAAGCAGACCTGTATCGTGAATTTAACCCGGATTGCGAGATTGTCACCCATCCCGATGACATCATTGGTCTTATCCCCAAACGTAATTGGATGGCAAGATATTTCGGGGAGCTGTTCATGCTCGATGATGATGTCCATGCCTGCAAAACTCTTTATGCGGAGAAAGGCGAGTCCGGAAGAGTGAAAGACAAAGACAAGATTACCCGGATTATCCTCTCACTCCATGAAATGGCCAGTCTTATGGATATCCACCTTTTCGGCTTCACCTCACGGATATCACCTGTGATGTATGACGAAACGAGCTTTCTTTCTCTTTCAAAGATGATAACAGGATGCAGTTACGGAATTATCTATAACAAAAATACCTGGTGGAACGAGGAACTGAGACTCAAAGAAGATTTTTGGATAAGCTGTTACATGAAGTATAAGGAACGGCGTGTACTCACAGACCTCAGATACAACTTCGAGCAGAAAAATACATTTGTCAATGCAGGAGGGCTGGCCTCTATCCGCAATCAGGAAGAGGAACGGCGATCCATTCTTTTCATCAAGAAAAACTTTGGTGACAGTATCCTGTTAAAGAGCGCAACCAACAACGGGAAGGACAAGACAAAACAGCTCGTGCAATATAACATAACCTGTAAATTCAAATACTGATAATCAAATGAAAATGGCGATAAAATGGCGAAGATTCTGTTTGCCAAACTTGTCAATTACGACTATCTTTACTAATGTAATAAACAATAAGTCAAACCAAAAAACTAAAAATTATGACTATCAGAACTGTTGGAGGCTATGATTTTTTTGAAGTATCTTCTGCAATGCAGAAAGCGATCAGAAGGGCTGACGCAGCGGTTGCAGGCTTTTTCGCTTTGGAACTGTGGACCAGTGGTTACAGGGATTATGTATGGAAGCGTTTGTTCACCATCTCCGCCGAGGATTGCTATGGAATCGTGACCGGAGAAATAGAAGCATTATGGCAGGGACACGAGGTCGTAAACAAGAAAGCCACAGAACCCAAAGGGCGTATCTTTGTAAGCAAAGCTGTTCTTCTGCTGTGCGAATGCCGGAAGAATCGTGATGCCGACCACTTGCAGAACTTCATTTATGACCGCAAGGATGTCGATATAGAAAAATGGATTGAGGATATCAGACAAAGCCCCATACCCATTCCACCTTATACATTCGATGTGCATACCCGCAAAGGCAAGAAGAAGGGACGCACGAAAGCCGAGTTTTTCCGGGAAGAGTATGAAGCCCTGCAACCGCGTGTTCCCGGCTTGTTCGATGATATAGTTCCCCAAAAACAACAGGATTTGTTTAACGAGACCACGGCGCATTAGTCGTGGTCTTTTCATATAGTCAAACCAAATAACATTGAATTATGAACAGAAAAGAAAGACAAGAAGCGAAAGCTGGCAGGTACAGGGAACTTGCAGAAAAAGCGATGAAAGAATCTAAGGAGGCTTACAGTCAAAGCCATAAGTTAGTGGAGAACATCCCCATGGGACAACCCGTACTTATAGGGCACCATTCAGAAAGTACTCATCGACGAATTCTGGACCGCTCATGGAATACGCTGGGAAAAGCGGTAAAGCTTAGCGAGAAAGCTGAATATTTTGAACAGAAAGCCAAGGCGGCAGAAAATAATGCCTCAATTTACTTGGGAGATGACGATGCCGTAGAACGGCTGGAAGAAAAGCTGGCCACCCTTGGAAAGAAACAGGAAACAATGAAAGCCACCAACAAGATTCTCCGCTCCAAGAAGCTCTCCGAAATTGAGAAACATGATAAACTGAAAGAGTTAGGATATTCCGAAAACGGGATAACACAACTCTTCATTCCCGACTGTTTTGGTGAAATAGGGTTTCCCAGTTATATCATTACCAATAATGGATCTAATATCCGGCGGGTCAAAGAACAGCTTGAGAGAGCTAGAAAAATGAAAATGACAGAGAATAAGGAATACACCATCAATGGTGTAAGTCTGGTTGAAAATTATTCAGAAAACCGCCTGCAACTATTCTTTCCTTCCATTCCGGATGCAGACATACGTAACCAACTGAAGAAAAATGGTTTCAAATGGTCACGCTGTAATGAATGCTGGCAGTCCTATCTGAACCATCGGAATATTGACAGCGCGAAAAAGATTATTTCCGAGTGATAGAACAACCACCCCATAAAACCCAATTTATTAACTCTAAAACGATTAAAGATGAAGATGATTGTAACTGGCAGCGAAGGCTTCATAGGCAAAGCCCTCTGTCAGGAATTGAAAAGACGTGATGTTGAAGTGATCGGAATTGACCGGAAAAACGGCAAGGATGCCGCAAGCATTTGCGACATCCTCAAAAACGGAGATATAGACTGTGTATTCCACCTGGCCGCACAGACTTCCGTATTCAATGGAAACATCCCCCAAATCCGAAAAGACAACATTGACACTTTCATAAATGTCGCTGATGCCTGCAACAGGTATCATGTAAAATTGGTATACGCAAGTTCGTCTGCCGCCCATCCATGCAACACAACCTCCATGTATGGCATATCCAAATACTTCAACGAGCAGTACGCCTCATTCTATTGCAAAGACGCGACAGGCGTCCGGCTTCATAACGTGTACGGTTCCCTCCCACGTAAAAGAACTCTTCTCTGGTTTTTACTCAATAGAGGAAAAGTCAAACTGTACAACTACGGCCGGAATATCCGTTGCTTCACCTACATTGATGACGCGGTACAAGGACTCATCTATGCCTACGGCTCACACAAACGCCTTGTCAATGTGGCGAACATGCAACCTATCACCGTAAAAAGCTTCGCAGAAATTGTGGGATCGTATAAAAGCATTGATATTGAACTGGTGGAGACCACCCGTGAACATGACAATTCTGAACAAGTAGTGGACAGGTACATTTTCTTAGTACCTTTGTCCTACACCTCCGTAGAGAATGGAATCAGAAAGATTTTTGCCGGGCGGAGAAACCAAACGCCCCAAAATTCCAAGGCGGAGGAAGGATAGCGCCCAATGAAATTACTTTTTAAGTTTTAATCCACCTGCAGGAAAAGAAGTCTTAACCCCATCTTTTTTTCTTGCAGGCTTAAATATAAAACCATATGACATCAAAAGAAGACAGACCACTGACACTCAAACAAGAAAATTTCTGCCAATATTATGTAGATATCGAAGGCAATGCAAGCGAAGCCTACCGCATGGCTTACAATGCTTCCAAAATGAAGGCAGAAAGTGTATGGACTGAAGCCAGCCTTCTCTTGTCAAACCCAAAGGTCTCCCAAAGGATAAATCAAATTAAGGAACAACGTGCCAAAGATTCCGCAGTCAGACGTGAGGCGGTTGAGAAGGTTCTCTATGATATTGTAATGGCTGACCCCAAAGACTTATATATACTTGATTCTTCAACAGGCAAAGTAAAATTAAAGCGACCCGACCAAATGCCCAAACGTATCCGGAATGCAATGAAGAAGATAACCAACAAGAAAGGAGAAGTTTCCTATGAGTTCACAGGTAAGACAGAAGCCGCCCGGCTTCTTGGTGCATGGAACGGATGGGATGCCGAAAAGACCATCAATGTAAAAAATGACGGCGATAAGATCGGTGAACTGCGCATCGGTTTTGACGAAAACGACAAATCGGATAAATAGAACAGCACACTAACACTTTTTCTTTATCTGCCCTAGGAGAATCACCTACTTATAGAACAGTATATGGTTATAAATTACAAGAAACTCAATCCTAATTGTTTTCATCTTTTGAAATATTTGCAGGATGCTTCATTACGATTCATCATCCTGTATGGCGGTTCATCATCCGCCAAGTCATTCAGTATAGCTCAGGCTATCCTTATAATGACCTTGCAGGATCCCGAGAACACTAAAGTATTCAGAAAAGTCGGTGCAGCTCTGAAAGATTCCATATATGAAGCATTCAAGGAAGCTTCAAAGACTTTGAATGTCTATCATCTTTTTGACTTTAAGGAAAGGCGCATAGTCTGCAAGTTCAATGGAGCTAAAATTACTTTTTCCGGTCTGGATGATTCCGAAAAGATCAAAGGACTAGAGAATTACAAGCGTGTGTTTCTTGAAGAGTTTTCTGATTTTGAACACGGAGATTTCAAACAGATAAGGAAACGTCTGCGTGGCAAGCACGGCCAGCAAATAATCTGTTCATTTAACCCCATCAAAATTACCCACTGGATTAAGAAAGAGATATTCGACAAGGACAAATGGCATGATATCCCGATGGAAGTAACTTTGGGTGGCAAGAGAATCCCTGAAGAACTTACAACGGTAAAGTCACTAAGAATGAATGAGCCCAAACAGATTATGAATGTCCGGACGAAAGAGATTGTGGAACATCCGGGCGATACTGTCCTCATCCAGTCCACTTATCTGAATAACTTCTGGGTTGTCGGATCTCCGGACGGCACATACGGCTATTACGATGAACAGTGTGTCGCCGACTTCGAGAAAGACCGTATCAACGATCCGGACTACTATAATGTTTATGCACTGGGCGAATGGGGAGTCATACGTACCGGCAGTGAATTTTTCGGCTCGTTCAAAAGAGGACAGCATTCGGGAGAGCGCCCGTATAATCCGAGTCTGCCTGTTCATCTTTCTGTCGATAATAATGTGCTGCCGTTCATCAGTATCAGTTACTGGCAAGTGGATTTCACTACAGGCATAAAGATATGGCAGTTCCATGAAACATGTGCCGAATCCCCGAATAACACAGTGAGGAAATCATCCAAACTGGTCGCCAAATATCTGAAATCAATAAGGTATTGCGACAAGCTGTTTGTCCATGGCGATGCATCCACCAAATCAGCCAACACTTTTGATGATGAGAAACGCTCCTGGATGGACTTGTTCATCGAAACATTAAAGAATGAAGGTTTCGACATAGAAGACAAAGTGGGTGACAGAAATCCGTCCGTTGCCATGACAGGCGAGTTCATCAATGCGATATTCGATTTCCAGATACCCGGCATTGAAATCTGCATTGACGAAAGTTGTACGATATCTCTTGAGGACTATATGAGTGTCCAGAAAGATTCCAATGGTGGCATATTAAAAACAAAAGTGAAAAACTCCACTACCAAGCAGTCGTATGAGGAACACGGGCATTTGTCCGACACGTTCCGATATATTGTCCATGACTTGTGCCACGAAAGTTTTATCGAGTTCAGCAACCGGCGCAAACGGAATTTATACGCAGGTAAAGGAATGCTCGACTTCTTCAATCCGGATACTGTACATAATTATACAGACAGCGTGGTTTATATAATGCCGAATGTGGCTGGAACATTCCTTCTTGTACATACGCGCCGTTGCGGCAACACATGGCATCTGACAGATGCCATGTTTAAAGACACATCATCCGTTGACGAGATAAAAAAGGCCATCATGTGCCATGAAGCAAAGACCCATATATTTGAATGTTCTCCTGTCTATTATCAGATGGTAAAGGAGCTGAGACAAGAGATGAAAGGGGCGGATATCAGAGTGATAAAAGAATATTCCGATGTAGACAAACGCATATCCGCCACATCTGACTTTATAAAGAAAAATCTTCTTCTTTCCCCCAAGAAATTTGAAGAATCACGGGAATACGGCAATTTTGTAACCAACCTGATGGACTACAACGTTGATTGCGAAAATAAGGGAGCCAGTACGGTTCTCAGTGGTTGGGGGCACTACATAATAAAATCGCGTTCCAGCTAAAATAAGTTATAATCAACTTGTATACAAGTTATTACATATCACTTCCTCCCCTCTCCTATTTTCAAGATTGAGGTATTTTGTAAAATGAAAGCTTCTTCTCTTTACATTTGCCGGAAACAGATTCCTATATGACAATTTTAAAAAATATATTTGGAAAGAAGAAGAGCACCGATATTTCCAGCCTTGTAGCTCAGGAAGTTGACAAGATATTCTCCGCCCTGTCAAAAAGAAGATTCAGACTTAGCGAAGACATATACAGCCCATATGTGGCTGATTCCAATTTCCTTACTCTTTTCAACACCGTCGGTGAGATATTCTTCCCTATCGACTTTCTTGCCAGCCGCATTGCTGGGGGTAGGTTCATGCTCAAAAAAGCTTCCGATGATTCGGTCGTATGGAACAACAAGCAGTTCAATGACCTGATAGACCGTCCTAATTGTTTGAATTCATTTCAAGGGATTGTCTACCAACATTTTGTATATAAATATGCTACCGGTAACAGCTATTTGAAATGCGTTGTACCTGAAGCATTTCAAACATTAAAGACCCCAATTTACAAAAAATGCAAAAATTATTGGGTGCTTCCATCAGATAAGGTTACCATCCGATTGAAGAACTATATCCCCTTATTCGGTAATGCCGAGAAAGAAGATATAATTGACTATTACCTGTTACAGTACGGGCTGAACTATGCTGAACAGATCAATCCTAATTTCATTTATCACGATCAGGACGGTAACACAGATTATAGAAATGACAACTTTATAAAAGGTCATTCGCGGCTGTATTCCGTAAAGATGGCCATTGACAATCTCATTCCTGTTTATCAGGCTAGAAATGTGATATACATGAAACGTGGAGCCTTGGGAATATTCGTTTCCGAAAAAAAGGACGAAACGGGTACAGTTGCCATGACCGAAGATGAAAAGAGAAATCTTCGTGAGGAATTCAACGAGAATTACGGCCTTGACAACAGCAGGTTTCCGTATGGATTAAGTGATGTTCCTATGGATTTCATCCGCACCAACCTCAGCATTCAGGAATTACAGCCTTTTGAAGAAACATTGAATGATGCCATCATAATTGCCGGTGTATTTGGTGTTCCGCCGGAACTTGTACCACGCAAGGACCACAGTACATTCAATAATCAGAAATCCGCTGAGAAGGGAGTCTACACCTCCAAGATAATCCCGGCAGCCAGGCGCTACGCCAGTGAACTGACACGTATGTTGGGATATGACCGTGACGGATATTACATTGATGTCGATTTCAGTCACGTGGACTGCCTTCAGGAAGGGCAGAAGGAAAAGGAGGAAGTTTCTAAAATCATATCGGAACGTGCGATGGGCGAATTTCAGAATGGTATCATCACCCTGAATGATTACCGTGCCCGTATCGGGGAAAGCAAAGTTGAAAACTCCCTGTTTGACAAACTTCTGTACGAGATGTCTGACAAGGAGCTTGAGAGAGTAAAGAAAATCTTAAGTATAACTAAAAAATCAAATGACAATGGACAAAGAGTTGAGAAGCCTTCAGTTGAAGACGAAGGCGAATGATGTTGATGAGCAGAAAGGCATTGTTACGATTGCCGTTAATGGTATCGGTATTAAAGATACGCAAGGTGATATCTCTGATAGCGGTTCTTTCAATAAAACGATCAACGAGTTTTTCTTAAAACGTGGCAAACATCTGCTGGACCATGACAAGACAAAACTTATAGGTTGCCCTATTGAAGCGAGGGAAGATAACATGAATCTGGTTATCGTATCCAAAATGAACCTTAACAAACAGATCGGACGGGAAACATTTGAAGATTACAAACTTTATGCTGAATGTGGCAAGACACTGGAGCATTCCATCGGTGTGAAAGCCGTCCGCAGGGATGTGAATGATCCGGCCCATGTCAAAGAATGGTTTCTTGGGGAAGCCTCCACCTTACAAGCATGGGGATCAAACCCTCAGACATTTCTTGTGGATATAAAGAGTGATGACAGTATTGACACACAGCGCGCGAAGCTTACATCATCTCTTGAAATGATAAACAAAGCTCTGAACATGAGATATTCGGATGAGCGGTTAAATGATTTAAGTATGAAACTGGATCTTATCGAAAAGGCATTGACAGGAAACAGCAATATGGTTACCTGTCCGGAATGCGGTCATACATTCGACTATGACCAACAGGCTGAAACCACGTTCAACAATCAGGTGCTTGACCTTGCCGCCATGTATCAGAGATGGATTGTAGAGGATATTGTCCGAACCGAAATGGATAAACTGAAACCTGAAATCCGTGAGCAGGTTATAGCTGTCCTTGACGCCCATAAAAGCCTTGATGTTGACTTGACAGGCAAAAGCATAGAGGATATCGTAAGCTATGTTCGTTGTCCTCACTGCTGGAGCCGTGTATATAGAACAATGATTTCCAAGATTGCAGATACCAAACCTGAAGCTGCTGTCGCGCCGTCAGATGACACCCGGCAGCCTGCTGATGACAAGGGAAATGAGAAGCACGAAACGAATCTCTCGCTTGCTGCAAAATTGAGTCAATTTATTTAATGTTTAACCCAAAAACGAATTTGAAATGAAGACTTTTTTAAATGTGGGGAAATACCAATCCCTTATTATGTTTGCCATTGTGGCTGTCGTTTGTACAGTATGTGCCTTGAATGGTCCGGAACATGTAACCGGACTTTTGGTTGCAGCACCTGTCTCCCTGATTTCTTTCGCCAAACAGGAAAAGGACATGACCGATGAGGAAAAATCTCTTTTGGGCAGTATCCAGTTGAAATGCAAACAAGTATGTGATGAATTTGCCGAAGGTCTGATGACAAAGGAGGATATTGAGAACAGGTTCAAGGATATCTCCAAGAATATCACAGAACAGTTGAAACATCTTTCCAATTTTGAAGATATTAAAAAGTCCTATGATGAACAGGCTGAAAAGGTGACAGCTCTGGCGGAGGCTTTCGACAAGATCAAGGAAAAAGGCGGTCATATGACTTCCGTCAATGAAGTGGAGAAAGCTGTTGGTGAATTTCTTGACAGTCCTGCATGCCAGGATTATTTTGCGAACCGCACCAAGACATCCGGTTCCATGAATCTTGATTTAAAAGGCATCGTATCCATCACCGAAAGTTCCAATACGCCAAGAAGCAACAACCGCTCGACAGGACGTGTTGTCACCGCAGTCAACGAACAGAAACTGAATCTCCGTGATCTGATGATGGTTGAACAGGGTGATCCATCCGCACTGTCCATCTCATACGAACAGGTCTATGATTTTGACCGCAATGTCATGGTTGTAGCAGAAAACGGTATGTTGGCTGAATCATCATTGAAATTCAAGGAAGAGTTCACGAATGTAAAACGTATCGGTACCCACATGAATCTGTCAAAACGTTTGTTGAAGGCAAAGCAGTATGTAGTATCATTCATCCTCAACCGTCTGCCTTTATGGGTCAAATTCTCCGAGAACTATCAGATTATGTTCGGTGACGGTACCGGGGACAATCTGAAAGGTATCACCCGTTATGAAGGCGTGGATTGTGTTTCCAAATTCATTGCCGGTAATTATGTTACCATCTCTGCCGGTGCCATTGAGTCACTCGAGGCTGCAAACGGCCAGACAATCATAACTCTAGCCGCAGCCAATGACAAGATTATTGACAAGATGAAGGTGACCCTGTCAGGTGCGACAGTAGAGACAGGCTTGAACGATACTTTCGATATTCATAAAATCAATGACCGTAAATTCGCTATTGATTTTGACTATAAGGGAACCGAAACTTCAGTAGCCAAAATGTCCGGAGCCATTAAAAGCGGTATGTTCGGTTCTGTGGAGGACCCGAACATGAAGGATGTCGTGAACGCTATCTTCGCCGTACTTAATTTTGGCCAGTATTCACCTAATGCCTTGGTTCTGCATCCGTCCACAGTCTTCACTATTTCCACCGCCAAGGATACAACCGGCAGAAATCTTGAGTTAATTACCGAAGTGAACGGTCGTAAATATATCGGCAACGTACCTGTTATCGAATGTAACGCCATCGGTGTCGGCAAATACTTTGCCGGTGACCTTTTGAACGGTTGTTCTCTGATAGACTACACCACTCTGGCAATCGAATTCGCAGATGATGTCAACACCAAACTGAAAAACATGACCACAGTCATGATTCAGGAAGAACTGATGATGCCTGTCTACATGCCCTGGGCATTCGCTTATGGTGATCTGGACGATGTATTGGAAGCAATCACTAAATCCGCATAAAGAATATGAAGTACATACTTGAAGGTGACGAAAAGGAACTCGGGCGTGTGCTTCGTGAGCAGCGTATCCGTATAGGTAGAGGGCTGATAAAAATCACTCCTATCTCCGGTACGCTGGTCCATGAGGACTATGCGTTAAAAGCCATTGAAGCCCAAGTCAAAGAACTGACAGAGACATTGGCCCAGAAAGATGGGCAGATAGAATCACTTACCAGTGAACGAGATTCCCTGAGAGCACGTATGACCGAGATGGAAGCCAGCGGCAGTATGCCTGAAACGGATGAAAAGGAAGTCGATATGAAAGACAGTAAGACACTGAATATCACCGACAGCAATAATCTGCCAGAAGATGATTCCATGTCCATAGATATGGATAATGTCAATCCATCTGTGAACACCAGCGGAAAGAAAACAACTAAAAAGAAGTAGTCATGTCTATGCTTGTTGATGTATCATATTTCATATCCGGCCCCCGGCAGATAAGAAACGCCACTACCGCCAAGATGCCGACCGCTGAAGGACTTTCCGCCAACAATGTCATTTACGGGTATATCCGTTCTTTTCAACGGAAATTCCTGAATGATGTTGTCGGCTTCACGCTTGCCGGTCAGATTACGGATTATCTTGAGATAATTGAAAATGAATCCCCAAAAACAGAGAATGATACTGTTTCTCCTTATGAATATGTGTGCAGGCAGTTACGTGAATCTTTTGCCGATTATGTATTCTATCATATTTTACGTGACATGAATACAGATGCGACTGTTACCGGACTTATACAGTTGAAATCATCCAACAAGCATGTTTCCCCGCTCCAACGTCAGGTAAGCACATGGAATACAATGGTTGAAAGAAACAAACAATTCGTTTGTTGGGCTTCTTCCGATGAATGCCCGTTCAAAGTGAACGTCAACAAGAATCTGTTAACTCCAATAAACAGCTTTAACCTATGACAATGGATATAGTGGATATCTTTCGTGATGTAGTTTCCAAGGCTTCCCGGAATCTTAAGATTCTATGTCCTGACGGCAACGGAGGGTTTCAGGAGGTGGATAATCCGCCATTGAACTATATCTTCGGGAACAGTCAATATATCAAGGATACTCTTGATGTATACAGTCAGTCTGAGCGGCAGTTGCCTTTGAAGTTTCCTCTTGTCGCTTTATTTTGTCCGATAAGTGAGAGACGTGACAGCCGGCATTACTATTCAAAGTCAAAGGTTTCATTAGTTATCGCCTGCCCGTCAACCAAAGATTGGACAAACGAGGAACGCGAGGTAAACTCTTTCAAGAATATCTTGCGCCCGATTTATGGAAGGTTACTTGATGTATTACTCGAAGACAACCGGTTTGACTGGGGAGCGGATGACAAAGTAAGGCATGTTTATTCCGAGAACTATTCTTATGGCAGATACGGTGCAATGACAGCCACCGGACAGGAAGTGAGCGATCCTATTGATGCCATTGATATCAGCTCGATGGAAATAACTATTAATAATCCCAATTGTAGAAGATAATGAAAAAGATTAGAACTTGTGCCGGAACCCATATTAATTCGGGTAGTTCGGCTTGTAAGATTGACTGGTCAAAAGTTAAAGGAGCGATTCTGGTCGAACCGGGAACAAAACTTCCTGATGATGTTACAGCAGAAAAATTGGCAGAGATGTGCCATGCGGACCGCCCCGGCCGGATTTATCCAATCTCCCCGTTTTTCGAATATGCAAAAAACGGCGGAGAGGCCCAGATAAGCGCGGTCGGATATGGTCCCAACCAGTTTAACGGACTCAATGCACAAACGGATACATTCACTCTGGCAGGCTTTGATGAAGTGCTGAACGCACAACTATTGAAAGCAGCAAACAGGGAATGGGACGTCTATTTCTGGAACAAGGACTATATGCTTATCGGGTATAATGACGGTACAGACTTACTTGCAGGTATTCCGATGTCCACTGTTTATCCAACTGTAACCCAATACCCGGCAAGTGGCGCCAAATCAACAATGACAATAAGTTTCTGCCACATGGATATTGAAGACAGCCTGCTGAATTTCGACTTCATCCAATTAGGATTCGATCCCAAGTATTCCCTCAGAGGGCTGATCGGTGTGGAACTTGTCAGCATGACCAGCAATAAATACAAAATTATTGAAAAGATTGGTGCTTATGACCGTACTCCTGAATTTGGACAACTCATAGCAGACAAAGCCGCTGAAGTGCTGGATAATGCAACAACCGCTACTTACGCTGACGGTGTGCTGACCATTACTCCGAAAGATTCCGGAACTCCATCTCTAAAGGCACCTTCCATCCTATTTGAAAACAATATCAAATATATCGAGCAGGTATGAAAATCGAAGGAGTGACATTTGTAGAGAACGCTGTAAAATCCATGACAAAGGAAGAGTTCATTGAAAGACACATTAAAGTATTATGGCAAGACCGCAAAGAGGCATCACGCAAAAAGATGCTCTCTGACACCTACGATAAGATTGTGGGGAAGGAAGCTACGAAAGAAGATTGACAACCCGGCCGGACGTCATTGTCCGGCCTTATCTTTAATTTATGGCAAACATATATGAAGTATCAAAAACAATCAATGCCATAGCCGCCGGACTTGAAGAGGAATGTCTGAACTGCATGGATACAAACAAGAGCATTATCAGAGACTGTATTCAGGAACAGTTATATAGCGGTATGGACGGAACAGACAGATGTCTGAGCCCTACTTATGACAACGATCCTTATTTCAATGAGCCGGGTCCCTGGCAGAATAAGCCTGAAAAGTACAAGCGATGGAAAGAAAAAATCACACCTCCGGTAGTCAGTTTTCTGTTAAACCTGCCCCCGCGCCCTTCTGAGATTCCCAACCTTTTCATTACCGGTACTTTCTATGACAGCATCAGGTTGGAAAGATTGAACAGGAGTATGAGCGTATTTACGGAAGGATTTATAGACGGTCCCGATATCCAAAAGAAATATGGTGACAATATATTCGCTTTAGGCTCTTCCGCAAAGGAATACTTCATCATAATGCACCTCAGACCATGGATTGAGAATTTTTTCAAAGAATGTGGATATAAATAATATTATCATGTCATGCGGTTGTAAGATAAAAAAAGAAATGAGTGAACTTGAACGTGTAAGTGAACTCGCCCGTAAAGCGGCCATGCTGGACGAATGTATTTATGTCATCTACTTGAAAGCTGACGGCAGTTACTCATTTGACCGACTGGGCACAGAGATAAAAGGCACGATTGTAGAATACAGACATTATTTGTAATTATGGCAGAATTAAAGATAACCGATCTTGTTGATGAGAAAGAAATAGAACAGGTAAAACAGCTTGGTCAGGAAATAGAGAAAGTAAAGTCTATTTACGGCGACGCAGCCAAGGAACTGGCTAAAGGATTAAAAATGAATGTCGAAGTTGTCGGTGACTTGGACAAGCTAAACGCTGTCATTATAACCCAGGCTAAAAAAGCTGACGGTGCGACCAATGATTTGAATGCAGCATTAAAAAAACAATCTGAATTGGCTGAGAGAGTTGCCAAAAGCCTCGATGAACAAATCAAGAGTGGCAACTTATCAGCCACACAGATGAAGAAGCTTACCGATGCCAGCAAAAAAAATGCCGAATCATTGGAGAAACTGGCCAAAGCAGAGGCTACAGTTGAAAAGGCTCAAAGAGCCTCGAATACGGCTAAAAAATCTGCCAACGTAACAGAACAGGAGCGTCAAAAGATTATAACTGATGCCATTGCCGCCACTTACAAGGAAATCCATAGCATTCAGGAAGCTAACGACATGAACAGGCTGTTGCGCAAGGCTGTGAAACTTGTACGGGACACGGATGAGGAATATATCCAGACTATCGGACGTCTAAACTCCACCATCGGGGTTAATACTGATTATGTGAAGCGTAATTCTGACCGGTACACCCAGCAGAAAATGACTGTTGGTGATTATACCGAATCCATAAAACGTGCATGGATGGAGATTCAACGAGGTAATTCCGCCATGAAGAACATGGGAATCATTGCTAAAAGTACGGGCAATCTGTTGAAAACAAGCTTCGACAGCGGAATAAGCCAAGTAACAATCGGTGTCGGCAGTATGATCAAAGGAATGCTAGGTGCTCAAGCGGTTATTGCAGGAATTCAAAAGCTGACAGGAGCTATCAGACAAGGAGTTAATACAGCTATTGATTTTGAAGCGGCAAACAGTAAGCTCGCTGCCATATTGGGTACGACCAAAGGAGAGATAAAAGACTTGACAGCAGATGCTAGGCGTTTGGGAGAAGCGACAAAATACACCGCCTCAGAAGCGACCAACCTGCAAATAGAATTATCCAAATTAGGCTTTTCCAAGACAGAGATACTTGATATGACCGAGGGAGTGCTGAAATTTGCCCAGGCTACTGGTGCTGAATTGCCGGAAGCTGCTGCTTTGGCTGGTGCGGCTCTACGTATGTTCGGGGCTGATACGGAAGAAACGGAACGGTACGTATCCGCAATGGCTGTCGCAACAACCAAGAGCGCCCTTTCCTTTTCCTACCTTCAGACAGCAATGCCCATCGTCGGACCTGTTGCCAAGGCCTTCAACTTCACAATAGAAGACACATTGGCCTTATTGGGCAAACTGGCAGACGCAGGATTTGATGCTTCCATGTCGGCTACAGCCACCCGGAATATATTACTGAATTTGGCTGATGGCAGTGGTAAATTAGCACAAGCTCTTGGTGGACCGGTTAAGACATTACCGGAATTGGTTGACGGATTGCAAAGATTAAAAGAACAAGGGATTGATCTGAATTCCACACTAGAAATGACCGATAAACGAAGTGTGGCAGCTTTTAACGCCTTTCTGACCGCATCAGACAAGATCGTTCCTCTCCGTGACCAGATTACAGGAGTGGAAGATGACTTGAATAAAATGGCCGATACTATGGGGAACAATGTACAAGGCGCATTGTATAACTTATCATCAGCCTGGGAATCTTTGATGCTGACTATAATGGACAATACCGGAGCCATGAAGGATTTTATCGACATGGCAACAAATGGCATACGCAAAATAAATGAATGGCTAATGAACGCGGAACAACTTGCGGATAAGCAAGTTGAAACAGCCAAGAGAGCAGCATCCCCTTATGCGGAGGAATCCATAAAATCTGAGATTATTGCCATAAACCGTTTGAAAGATGAATATCTGAAGGCCGGGGATGACGAAACGACAGCATTGGAAAAAGCCAAAAATGAAAGAATTGCCATTTTGGAGCAAGAGTTATCAAAGCAACAGTCCTTAAGGAATAAATTCTATAATGAGAACCAGCAGTTATGGAAAGATATGGGAGATGCTTCATTCTTCAAACAGGCGTTTGGACTGGAAAAGACAAATGCCGAATTCAGCGAGGAACAGACAAAAACCTGGAATGAATATCTGGATAAAGTAACTAAAGTGACTTCTTTGGAAAAACAGATTGCAGATATCAGGAAAATATCAAATTCCACTGATGTAACTATCGGCACCACCCGACTGACAGACGAGGAGAAGAAAGCCCTTGAAAAAGCTGAGAAAGAAAGGTTAGCCATAAAAGAGAAATATCAGCAAAGCGAACTGGCATTGATGGATGAAGGACTTGAAAAACAGATTAAATCCATCAGTCTGAATTATAGCAGGCAAATCGCAGCAATCAGAGGTAACAGTGAGGAGGAAAGCGCTACTAGAAATAACCTTGCTGAAAAGATGGAAAAGGAAATCTCTGATGCTAAAATCAAATTTGCCCTAGACGCTGAAAAAAATAATCTTTCAAACCGTATGGCCATAATACAAAAAGGTACTCAGGAAGAACTAGACCTTAAGATAAAGATGCTTGATCTGGAGCGTGAGGAGGAGATGAACACCGCCGAGAAATCCGGTGAGGATGTCTTTCTTATTGATGAAAAGTATAAGAAAAAAAGACAGGGCCTGTTGGAAGAATTCGCATCCGAACAGATTCTCCAAATTGCTGATAATGCGGCAGCCGAACAGGCTGTGCGTGACAGGCAGTTCCAGACAGATTTATTAAATCTGAAAAGACGCAAAGAAACAGAGAACATGTCTTCCGAGCAATATGCAGAAGAAGAATACCTAATCAAACTTGATTATGTCCGTAAAACTACAGAAGCCGCCATTGATGCCATTGAACAGGAATTGAATGTTGACAACTTAAGCGCAAAAGACCGGAAGAAACTTACCGAGGAATTATGTAAGTTGAAAGCTGATCTGGCTAATAAGGAAGCAGATGCCGAGATTACAGCCATTGAAAAAATTAACAAGGCGGAAGAAAAAGCTTACAAGGAACGCATCAAGAATCTGAAAAAATGGCTTCAGACAGCATCACAGGCTGTCAGTACCATCGGCGATTTGGTCGGAACCTTGTATGACGGGCAACTGGATAAGATAGAGGAAGAGTCCGAAGCGAACACTGATGCCCATGACTCGGAAATAGAAAGAATAGAATTGCTAAAGGAGCAGAAAATTATTTCTGAGGAAGAAGCGCAGGCCAGAAAGCGTGCCGCAGAGGACAAGACCCGTAAAAAGGAAGAAGAATTGGAAAAAAGACGTCAGGATATCCAATATAAACAGGCTGTTTGGGATAAAGCTGCAAATATCGCCAATGCTAGCATAGCAACAGCACTAGCAATAACCGAAGCACTACCTAATTTTGTACTGGCTGCATTAGTCGGAGCCATGGGCGCTGTACAAGTCGCCACTATCATGGCAACTCCGATTCCCAAATATGCCAAAGGAACTGACAACCATACAGGAGGTCCTGCCATTGTCGGCGATGGCGGCAAGAAAGAAATTGTCGTCTACAGTGGCAAAGCATGGATAACACCTGATGTTCCTACGCTTGTAGACCTTCCCCGTGGAACCCAAGTACTCCCCGATGCCAGCCTATACCATCTGTCCTCCGTTGACTTTCTCAATATCAGCCAGCAACACGTTGGAAAAACAGAGAACAATATTGTGGTCAACAACGATTACTCCTCCTTAAACCATGAATTGAAAGGAATGCGTAGTGATATGCGTAAGATGGCAAAGCAGCAGCATCGTGATACCTATGATTTTAATTATGAACTTTATAAAAGAACCAGATTATGATTGAGAGATTGAACCAGCTGTCACTGGCACAATTCATTGAATTGTCCTGTGGTGACAATTCTGTGTTGCTTGAAGAAAATGAGAATGCCTCTGAGAAAGAAATGAAACAACTTGCATCCCGGTTCATCCTTGAATACAGGACACTCATGAATCCAACTGGTGTAAAAGCCATAATGGCTGAGAAAGAAAATGCCTTGAAGATTGACGCCCGGATCTTCCTGTTAAAACTATGCAAATCGCTTTGTATTCTTGAAGGATACGAACAGGTGAGGGAAGCTCTAAAAGAGAGCCTCCCTGCTAACCTGACGGATGACCGGCTCAAAAAGGCCGTTGAGAATATGTTACATGAGGCTGAATTCTATAAAAAAAGAACAGAGGATATGGCTGTAGCAGATAACCCTGCCATAAATGAAAATGCGATCCGTGCCTCCTTTGATTCTGAAATAGCGTTTGTCATGACTTATTTTAAAATGCAAATTGACATACATACAATAAATGCCGCTGTTTACGCTAACATAGTCCAGCGCGCCAACACTGAAATAAGATTAAGAACAAGGAGCAGATAAAACTCCTTATTCTTTTTATTTCCACCCGCTTTTTTAAATACGTATCGAATTTTCGGACAGACAGTTAGTAACTATTCTTGAAATTACAAACAACTTACTTATGAATAATAAAAGAATAGTTAATGCCCTGGCTGCTCTCATATTGCCGGGTCTGGATCGTTTGGATCAGAAATGCAACAGGATTATTTCCGAGTTATCAGAATTGAAAAGCACCCTCCGCCACTCTGAAAGGAATATTGACACGCTTATCGACAAACTGGAAAATTCCGCAAGTGAATTATTAAAACAGGCGCAGATGTATCATCTTGAGCTTGAAAAGAATCTGAGTGAGGAATCATCATTATTCACCCTTAAAATTGTGAAAAAATGACTGATTTCAATCGTGAGATAGCAGATTTGTATCCATGGCTTTTCAAAATAGCAAGAAGATACTGTTCATCCGTATGCGATATCGAGGATCTTGTCGGTGACACCATCTATAAGGTTTTAAGCAATAAAGAAAAATTCAAGGAGGGCAGGGCTCTGAAACCCTGGTGTGAGGTTATCATGCTGAACACCTATATCACCGCCTATAATCGAAGATCACTAATCCGATTTGTGGGGTGTGACAACATTAAAGAGATATTCTCCCATAATCAAGCCTCTGATGACTTGATGGTACATGACATTCAGGCTGCAATAAGGAGATGCCATAACAGAACCTGCTGTATGGACTGTGTGGTTTACTACGCACACGGATATTCATACAAAGAAATAGGCAAAATGGTCGGAATACCAGTAAATACCGTAAGAAGCCGTATCTCTTACGGTCGGGAACTGCTGAGGAACGAACTGGATTTAACCGTTAAATAGAGTTCGTACATTTTAAATGGAAGAGTTCCTGTTTGTAAAACTTGTTTATTATGATTATCTTTATAGTACAATAAAAAACAACAAGTCAAACCAAAAACAGAACTTATGGAAACAAGAACAAATTTCAGAGTGAGGGTAATGAAGTATGCACACCAGTTATTAAAAGCTACAGGAAAGAGCTGGAGATATTGTATGCTCAAGGCATGGGAGCTCTACAGGCTGGCTAAGAAAATGAGAACTGAAACAGTCAGATTCGCTTATGAAAAGACAGACGGATCCATCAGATACGCCGAAGGCACTTTGATGAACCTCCCTGCCGGCGCTACCGTAAGAGGTAAAAGAATAACGAAACCCAGCTATAAGACATTCGCTTATTTTGATGCCCGAAAGAACGAAATGAGATGCTTCAGAATAGAGAATCTGATTACAGTCTATTAAGACTGAATAAAATTGCATTCCATTCCGCTAGAACAATACCACACTGATTATCAATACATTAATTTACAGTCATACTTTCCAAGAATTTCCAAGATTAAAGCCAGCCGGAGTATCGGCCGGCTTTTTCTCTATATTTGCCCGAAAGTAAAACTATGATTGTATGATTTGCAAATATTATCTGATGATTGGTTCCAATACGGTCGATACAGCTGATAACAGTTGTATCGACGTATCACGCATGATTGCCAATATCAGTGATATAAAGACCACATACACCCGTGTGGATTTGGGGGGTGTTGTCCGTAAATGTGGCAGTACGATGGAATTCGTTGAGGAAGCCAGAGAGCGGTTCATTTCATTATATAACAAGGACAAATTAAAATCACTGGCCTCCTTTGCCGTTTATGGCATCAGCAATAACTGGACCTACAACAAACTTTTTGAATGTCCCCATGACTTCTCCACATTCAAATATGATTCATACCGGGCAAGAATAGGCTGTATAGATAACTCCGCCGCCGCATTGATAAAGGCGAATAAAGGTACAATATATGAGTATCCTGTATCTGAGATGCGTGAAGACATTCCTTTGAATTATGATGGTGTGCGTATCCGTAATGAGGTTTCCTTCCAAATTATCGGGGAAACCGTGGAAGACAAGGAATATATGGAAAAATTTATCCCTAAAGATGCGTGGTGGTGGATTCCGTATGTAAATTATACCGTTACCAATGAAGTGAACAACCGTTCTTTTGTCACAGTGGACCAGGAAGAAACCTTCTTGAAATCCGGAACAGATTGCGGATGGGGATTTCCTGCAAACTCATGCACCTCATCTTTTTTTCTGGAATGCATCGAAGATAATTATGTGACAGTAGATTTTTCCAACTTTTACATAGAATCTAAAAAATTCGGTCATGTACTATGTAAAATAACCACATCAGGCAATATACAGCTTCTGACATGCGGTTACTCAAATCTTCTGGGTCTTGATGCGAATACGAACACAAGCGCAGTCAAATGGAGCGGGAAGCTGCTTGCCGGTGAGAGATTGCAATACGCTATATTCAACCATCAGCGTATGTCCGTTCAAGATGGAAGAACGGTCAGAATTCATAATAATACCGGTATCACATCATGGAATGACTTGGGCGATCCTGTCAATATTGATGTGATATCACCCTTGAAATTGCTCAGCCGCCTACTGGAGTCCATTAGCGCCAACAGCGAACGTATTTATTGCAGCATCAAACCGACCATCCGCACATATATATCAAACGCCTTTACAGAAAAGGACAACTGGCGGTTGAACGGTTCCCGTCTTGTGGCAGCCGAAAGCATACGAAACTTTGAGAAAGCGAAAATTTATTCCTCCTTCAGCAAGTTCTGTGAATGGATGGAAACCGTATTCGGATATGTTTATACCATTGAAATGAAAAGCCGGCCCAATACCGACCTGCCCTATGCGGACATACTAAACAATAGTCATGATTTTGAAGGATTTACCACATACAAAGCAAATATTACATCCATAACAGATAATTTCACCCTACATTTCTCAACCACAGCCGGTTACTTCCTAGCCATTGTGTATGCTTCCATCACTCTTGACCGTTCCCCCAATTTCCCCGGTTATGAAAGATATCAGGTTTACGACAATGCCAACAAATCATATAAAGTGCACGAAGACAGATACTATCATGATACAGTGGATGATATGTATTATCATGCAGTTTATGATGACGGTTCAAAAAAGACCTCGTTACTCGAATGCCAGCTTTATGATATCGGACTATCCGACTATGAGGGTGTACAGACTTTCGGAGGGACAATAATCTCCGTTGAGACTGACTCCGGTTCATTCACAGGTCCAGTGGATGAATCCAACATCCTGTATGTACGTAGAAGCAAACAATTCATGTATTCGGACAATGACAAATATTACAGTTCTTTCACCGGTTCATCCAATTATAACATTGCGGACCGCGCCAGAACGGATATGGTATTTTTTACAAATGAGCAATATTATGTGATTGTCGGTACCAGCCTTATGAAATGCACTTTGAAGGAAAACGTGAATGAGGGTGAGAAGGTTCCTTATGTCGTATTCAAGCATCGTGATGAGGTTTTCGGAAGTACCAATCTGAAAACCATACACTCCATATCAGAGCCTGAATACTCCGTTGACAGCAGCCGGATTTATTCCGAAATTGAAATTGGCTATGAGAAACAGGATTATGATCTTGGAAACAATGGCAATGATGAGTTCAATTTCAGCACCACCTATACAACAGGTGTAACACTGAACAACAGCAAACTGTCGCTTATATCCCCATACCGTGCCGATTGTTACGGATTTGAAGAGCTCATAGGGAAACGGGGTGAGGAAACAAGCAGTTCTGACAGCGACAAACAGGTGTTTGCCGTAAAATGCATCAACAACGGGGGAAAATATATTGTAGACCGAACCATTATGGTTGAGGGTGCCTATACCAACAGCGTATTCAATGCACCGCTGGCTCCTGTCTATATGATTGAGGCGAACAAACGTTATCTGGCTTCCTTCACCAGCCTGTTAAAGTTCGCATCAACTGAAGGTAATGCCGGCATCAAACTGGATGGCAGGGCTGTGAATACAGACATCTCCTTGGATGACCCGCTATTCGGTCCTGGAAATATCAAATTTTCCACAGACAGCTTCATTTTTCCGGAAGATTGGAACAATACGATTGTACAGATAGAATGGAACGGAATGATTTTCAAGGGGAATCTCATGTCTCTGGATGTCAAGCCGCAAGAAACCGAAGCACTTAAATATGAATTGATAGAGATAGTGTAAATTATGTATATAGTAAGTCCGTTCACTCCTATTTTTTTCAAGCCTTCTACAGATATGTGCAGGGCTTCCGGCAAATATATGCAAATATTCGCCCCGTCTGATGAAGTCATGATACAGGTTATAACACGCTCCGAATCACGACCGATTACAGGCAAGGTAATCAACATAGTGACCGGTCATGAAACAGTCATTGACTGGCAAATATGGAGCATGAACCATACTGATAAGATTTATTATCATGTTCTGACCGCACTGGCTGAAGGATGTTACCGCATTGATATCAACGGGATGGTTTCCGAACCTTTCCGTATCACGTCTGACACGTCTGAATTATCCCGAACCACCCTTATACAGTATTCGATGAAGGACAACCGACAAAGACAGGATGCTGTCTTTTGGATTTCCGACACTCAGTATTTCTTTGACTGGCGTGCTCCCGGCGGTTTCATGGATGACAACTGGGTATTCGGTGTGAATAATGAACAGTTCACCACATATGATAACAATCTGTCTGAAATTTACGCATTGGAAACTACCCAGAAGACATTCACGCTTGGTAACGCACAAGGATGTCCCGTATGGTTCGGAGAGTTACTGAACAGAATCCTCTGCTGTACTTATGTCTATTTTGAAGGGGAACGCTTTATACGGGCTGATGCCAATGTCCCTGAAATGAGCCAGCCTATTGAGGGTTATAAGAGCTATATCTTCAAACAGATACTGCAGGATATAAAGATTGTGGACTATACAGAAAGCGAGAACCTGATAAAGATACGTCGGGTTGATGACAAAAGTTTTAGAAAAGTTGCCAATAAAATATTGACTGTATGACGGAACTTGAATTACAGGAACTCACCGATAAGATCATAGCTAAGCTAAAAGCTGACAGCCTTACTATAGACCAGTTGACACAAACCAATGTGTTAACCGGCATGGATTTTCTGGAACTGAACAGCGGGCGCAAAGTTTCATTAGATGATTTACGCAAGTTCATCCGTGGCTATGGCATTTATCTTGAGATTATTTCCAAACTGGATAATGAAACAATCCCCACCGACAACAATGTATTCTCATCTCTTCGTGTCCTGTTTGAAATCTCTAAAGCGCTTGAAGAACTTAAAAAAATATACCTACGTAAGGATCAGGATGATGAAACAAAATATCTACTAAAACTCTTGGGTGGGGCAAAAATAGGTAAAAGTCTTACTGTCGGTGATTTCGTTACCGGTGTTCAGGGCGGTTACATCGGTGAGGACGCCCGTGCCGAGCTGGAGGCTTTGGTCCTGCGCAGCTCTCTGAGTGTACCAGAACTTCGTTTCAACCGTCAGACCTATTTTGAAGGATATAATACTATAAGTCCCGGCGGAGGGCTGAAGATAAAAAGCTTTGTCGCCAATAGTGACGGCAGCTATACTGTCATCCCTGATCTGGAGGATGGTGTACCGCTGGGACAGAAGCCGGACGATATCCTCCTAGGCTTCTGGCATGACAAAAGCGTCACTACCGGTGACTTTATTGGTTTCCGGAAAATACAGTACCGTATCACTTCCGCAGATTACGACGAGAAGACATTCGTGATGGTTCCGCGTCCCGGATATGAGTTCGTTCCCCATAACGAGATGCGTCTCGGACAGACGGGGAACTTCACCGACAAGGAGCGTCAGACTTATATCATCATAGACGTGCGTGACGGTAACTGCTGCATCACCCTTGTTGACAATGCCAACACCTGGGACCCGGAGCCGGCACAGATGAAGAGCTGGTTCGGCAAGAAGAAGGGTATGACCATCAACGGGATCAACTGCGACAGGTTCTCGGCAGTATTGCAGGATATCATCATGACGGGATTGATTTTTCAAATTGATGAAATTACCGGTAGCACAGTCCGCGTTCCTATCGACTTCCCTAGCTGGGAGCCGGGCAGGAAGTATGCGTATTATTCCCGTGTGCCCCATAACGGTTCCACATGGTTGTGCGTCAATGACAAGGGCACTACTTCCGAGCCATCCGAAAACAATCCGGACTGGCTTGTATCAGCCGCCAAAGGTGACAAGGGTGATCCGGGCCTGTCTGTAATAGGTGGCGGTCATTGGGAATCCTCTAAGACCCCATACGAGGTCAATACCATGGTCACTTTGGCGGGCTGTGTTTTTATCTCCAAGGTGAAAACATCCAATCCTCCGATTAAAATTGCAAGGTTCAGGAACGGCAATTATCGAAAGAAAAAGGATGGCGGTTATATCCTTGCCGGGAAGTCAGCCGACTGGACCGTGCATGAAGACTGGGAGATGCTGCTGGACGGTCGTGAACTTAAAGGTGAGAGTATCACCTTCTTGGGTGAGTTCGCATCCCATCCGTCCAATCCCAAGGAGGGTGACAGCTACCGAAATACGGCTGACCATTGTACTTACATATACCGGAATGGTTTGTGGATGGTCATGGTCAAAGACGGAACTGACGGTAAGGACGGCAAAGGTTACGAGTGGATCTACACCCGTACCAACATCATCGGCCTTACCCCTGACAAGCCGGATTCGAAGCAGCAGGATGATTATATACCGGAAGGCTGGACAGATGATTTTCTTGGCGTGGATGCCGACCATCAGGTGGAATGGGCGTGCAAACGTGTGAAGCGTGATGGAGTATGGAGTGAATGGAGCACTCCGGCCCCTGTGCACCGTTGGAGTAAGGACGGGGAGTCGAATGTCATGGCCGACCTTGACAATGAGATGGTGAGCGTCGCTCTTACCAGTACCGGCGTTACTACTTCCGCACAGTCATGGACTACCCATGTGTCCATGTGGTACGGTACCGAGAAACTCACCCTTGAATCTTTAACAGTCAGCACGCCTGCCGGTTTCACGGCAAGCACAAGCAAGGCCACCGGAGCGGTGGCGATATCCGTCGCTGCCGGAAAGTCGGTTCCGGAACAGAATACGGTCACCATCACACTGGCTGCAATGAAGAACGGGCAGCTCTATACCCGTGAACTGACTTTCAAGATAACCGGTGTCCGTGGCGGGGCGGACGGTTCCGATGCGGTAATTTATAGCCTTGTCACTTCGGCCACGATGGTCAGCAAGAACAAGAACGGCGGTTACAGTGTAGCTTCGGTATCCTGTCGGCGTATGAAGACAGTCGGTGCGGTCACTACGGCCACAACGGACGGGGAGTTGAAGTACAGTCGTGACGGTGCGGCCGAGGTTCCCATCGGTGATGGTGTCGGGGTGGCTTCCGGTAATTTTACCAGTAGCTTGAAGTTCGTGTTCTACGTGAACGGTCAGGCGGTTGATGTCGAGACTGTTCCGATGGTTGTGGACGGCAGTGACGGAAAGGATGGTGAGAGCATCACAGCAGCCGGTCATTGGGAATCCGCCAATACTCCGTATGCCAAGAACAGTACAGTATCGTTTGCCGGAGGATCTTACTTAAGCAAGGTTGAAACCTCCAACCCTCCGATTAAAATCGCCAAGTTCAGAAACGGCAGACTCCGCAGGAAAAGAGACGGCGGATACATCCTCGCCGGCAGATCTGCGAACCGGACGGTACATGCGGACTGGCAGGAGATGGTTGCTCCCGTCGGACCGTCGGCATCCTACTGGCTGGACAGTCCTGTCAGCGTGATCAACTTCACTTCAACAGGCACGCCATCCCCGTCTGGATTCCTTGTCACTTGCAAACAGAATGTGGCAGGCAATGTAAGCACGTGCAGCACGCTTTATCTGGCTGCACGCAAATACAACGGAAGCTGGCTGGCTCATGTAGGTGCGACACTGAACAGCCAGATATCCGTACCTGCGACAGCCGGATACACCCAGTTTGCCGTCCGGGCTTATAAATCAGCTTCCGATGCTGCTGCTTGGAATGACAATTATGTGGCCGAAAAGGGTGTGGGTGTTGCAAATGATGGTGCCATAGGAGCAACAGGAGCTACGGGTGCGTTCCCTTATGACAGAGGAGTATGGGCGTCCGGACAGACATACGTATGGAATGCAAAACAGCGTGACAAGATCATTCACAAAATAGGTGAAGTTTATTACAATTTTCTTGTGCGCAACTATGGAAGTTCTGTATCAGCGGCTCCTACATCCGCTAACGGAGATCCCAACTGGGAAGCCATGCAGAAATACAAAAGTCTGGTAACCGACATATTCCTTGCTGATAAGGCGAACATAGCCGGTTTTATGTTCAAGTTGAACGGATACACATCGGACGGGGCACCTTACGGTATCATGCAGTCACAGGACAGCACTAACGGCCAGCCTAATCTGAGGATGGACACAAAGACCGGAGAGATTCTTTGTCAGAAAGCGAATATCACCGGAACTATCATAGCGACAAAGGGGAGAATTGGTGGATTCAATATCGGTAATAATTTTATCGGCAGCACTAATATGTCGGCTGTGAATGTTGATAATTTGTTACTGCAATACGACAAATTTGAAATGAAATATGAACGGTTTCAGTCAATAGACGGACATTTATATCAAGGCATTTTGGATACAGTAATTAGAAGTGGAAGTATAACTGTATCATCAACCGGGGATGTTTCAACAGCGGATGATACTCTGTATGTAAGATGTGGGAATTATATTTTTTCCGTTGGGCGAAACGGAATTCGCAAGTCAACGAATGGAGGAAGTACCTGGGTGGATTTATAACATTTAAAATATTAAAGTATGAGAATAAATTTTGCACAATTTCCTATTTACGACGGAATTAAGAAAGAAAAACTGATAGCCAACAACATCACTGAGGCCTACGGTGACTGGATATACAAGAACGTAGCGGGTTTGAAGGCGCATCTCCTTGCCGAGAAGATATTCAAATCTACTGCTGAAGGTGTAGAAATTGACGAAGAGGAGGTGGATATCATAAGACGCTCCACCTCCATGCTGCCCGGTTTGCTGGCTGATTCTTTGAATGATTATTTAGATAAAAAGGAGGAACAACATGAAAAAGGTATATTGTAACAACCTTCTAGCAAAGTTACTGCTTGCGTTCAGTTCTTGCCATACGATAACAATCGGTCCGTTTGTTTTAAGCAAGCGACCGGAAGAGAAAATCACTCAGAAAGTGAGAAACCATGAGTGTACCCACGCCCGTCAATGGGTTGAGATGGCAGTTGCCACCGGTACAGTTATTTGGATCTTACTGTTGTGTTTTGACCTTTCCGCCTGGTGGCTGGTACTGGCCGGGCTGGCATTCTATCTCTGGTATGGTGTGGAGTGGCTGGTCATGGCGGTACGGTTGAAGGATGCCGGCAGGGCGTATAAGGTGGTATCGTTTGAGAGGGAGGCATATTCCAACGAGGATGATCCGAATTATATTGAGAACAGTAATTATTTTGCATGGGTGAAGTATTTGTTTTAATTTTAAAATTTGCATTATGGATTTGAATAATATAGTTGGCTTTAAAGCTGTGGATAAAAACGGCAACGAACGACAGGTGACCGTCGATGAGATGACAGAATTAGTTTCCGCACGGATTGTTTCCGCTGCATCAGAAATATCAACATTTGCTGCCGCTGCGGCAGCCGGAACAGATGAGTTTGAGGACCAGTTGCCCCAATCCGATACCTTCTCTTGGCTCCGTACTTTGGATGGTTCCAAGAATCCTACTTTGACGTCTTCAACGGCTGCCGCGAAAGTCCTGGGAGAACTGATAGGTACAGCTACGGCTAATAAGAATGGATTAATGAGTAAAATATTTGCAGTAACTGATATAGAAAGAGGAAAAGGTCTGATTATTGACTATAAAGCTGATTCTAATGGTTTATATACTTCTTCTTCGTTGATAGAAATATATGTCTATTCGGGAGCTAATACTGCATTTTATAGAGTGATGTCAATACCTACTGGATCTAAAAACATAGAAATAAAATATATGGGGATGCATTGGTGCGATTTTAAATATGCAAATAGTAAATTGTATGTGTTACCTAAGTCGGATGATTCTTCCATCTCGTATAAGGTATCATTAGTTAGAAGAACAAGACCGAATTTCTTAACAATAGACTTTTCTGATTTTTCCAATATTACAGGTGAAATAATTACACCTACACCTGATTAATCCACTTCTGGGAGGACTGATTGGTGTTGCTACAGCCAAGAAAGATGGACTAATGCCTATGGAACAGTTCTTCGATAGAGATGTTAATCCCATTGAAGATTACAATACATTTACATGGAATGGGATTCGGAAAACAACTAAATCAACATCTAATTCTCCATTCGAAAGTGGTGATGGGCAAAATGCTGTTATATTTATAGGGACAAATGATGTTCAAAAAATAGGGTTTCAAGCAACCTATTCGGGGCAATTGATTAAGATCAGGCTATATTGGGTCGGTAGTTGGGGTAAATGGCAAACTTTTTCGTTGACATAGGATTAAAAAACGGGTGGTCCGGTACAAGCCGGTGCCACCCGATCCTGATATGCACAACGCCATATGCGGTGCAAAGGTAATAAATATCTGAATAAACCGCTATATTTTTCAAGATATAGAGATTTCTTCCAAATCTGATATACTGATTTCATCCGTCACGTTTGTGAAATAGAAGAGATCAGGGTTCTCTGAAAAAACCTCAATATTGGTTCTTGTCCATACACTGCTATAAACGTAAACATAAAAAGAGTTTCTATCTTTAAAAAGTCTGATACTATTATATCCTTTTTCAAATAATTTATTTACGAATATATATATGTCTGATAAGATCACACGAATATAGTTGCAACTATCCAATGTGCCATTAGGTGAGCTATATATATGTAATATATGATTAATATTACTGCCATAATCACAAACTTTAAACAAAGCAGTTTCCTTATTTCCGGTAGAAATCTTATAAATCGTAGAATTTAAGGCTTGAACACTATCGCTCAAGCCTTTATTTTCTTTCGTAGCAATCCCTATCAGTTCTCCCAGCTCTCAAATATTGCTAAATTCTTGTCAAGATATAGGAATTTCGATTGCGCCGGATGGTAAATCTAGATTGTTTTCATGGCTTAGTTTGAGCGACCCATTCATGCCAATGCACAATGTACTGATATACACGTATGCTGATGATTTTACATAAACAATGGTTTTGTTCTCTATTTTTTGATAATAAACATTAGTTAAATAGATTCCTCTTTTTATCGAATTAACGGATAGATCATCGCTATATCCTGTTAATAAAACAACAGACGGAGATGAATTTTCATGGTTCTTAAATACTGAAATAAGCATTGATATTCCTGTTAAACGATTTCTAAATTCGGCAATTTTACAATACTTCTGCTGGTCTTTTTGATATGAAGTGGTCATTCTTTGAATTGATGGCATCAATCCATCTTTTTCACTCGTTGCAACACCTATCAGTTCTTCCAGTACTGAGGCATTGGCTTTCAACGCCTCACTTAATTCCATCTTTTCCAT